GCATGACTGACCAGGGGTGAGATCCAGCCCGGAGAATGGAAACAGATTTTCACCGGCTTTTCCTCGCGCAGGTAGGTGAAGAGTTCGCGGCCGTCCTCATCGCCTTTCTTCCTGCCCCGGGCGTGCCAGGTGCCGCGCTGCAGCGCCTTGATTCGGATGCGATCGTCGGCGACGACGCCGCAGCAGGGAAAGACATAGCGAGCAAGGTCGTTTTCCTCGATCACCTGCGGATCGCGCTCGTCGCCGAAGCGGATATGCTTGTCGCTCATCTTGTGGCGAACGCCGCAGTCCGGGCACGGAATATGGTAATCAAAGACTACCTGGGCCTCTTGGTTCATGTACTTCCAGATCGGCCCTTCGAAATCCGACGGAGTGGAAATAAGCCAGCACTTGCCGCCGTATTTGTAAGCCCGGAAGCGCTCGAAAAAGAGCTTCAGGGTATTCGCCTCTTTCTTGCTGGCCTGACGTGGCCACTTATCGATCTCGTCGCCAAACAGATACCTGGCCGAAATATTACCGAGTGAGGTTACCGACCCGGCCCAGCCCATATAGATGAGCATGGTCTGCAGCTTAATGCGCAGGCTGGCCATATCGTCCGAAATCCCGGTGAGCAGGACCCGCAGCCGAGGCGATTTCATGAACATCGGCTGAAGGTAGTCCGTAGACCGTTTTGAACTGGTGTCGCGGTCAGGATAGACGATGAAGGCCGGACCCGGCTGCATGTCGGCCAGGTACCCGAGCATGGTTTCGGCCCCGGCGCTGCTGCCGGTCTGCGGTGCCTTGCAGTTGCCGATATAGCGCACCGACGGAAAGAAGCTGGCGTCCATGATGCCGCGCATATGCGGCATGAAGGAATTGTCCCAGCGTGATCCGGACAGTGGGCCATAAGTAACCGTGCGGTTCTTGGGCGCCCAGGCGGACGGAGCGATGACCTTCTTACACCGAAAAAACCGCTTTTCCCCAGGGGAAGGAGAAAAGCGTATGCGGATCCGCTCGGGCCGCCGGTGAAACTTCTCCGGCAGCCAGGCGGGCATGGTGCGCAGGCGGATCGTGCGGGTGGTGCAGATGTCGGTTGAGGGGGTGGGCATGGTTATTTTTCCACTTCCTTTACACTGATCTCGCGGGTGTCGAAAACACTACGCTCGGCTATTTCTCCATCCTGCAGGAAAAACTCATCGACCAATCCATGTTTGTTGGTTACCGAAACTTTTACCTCTTTATCGGATGAGAGATGGGCTCGAATTTGTATGGTTGTTGTCATGTCTAAAAGCTCCTTTATTGGTTTTTTATTTTTCATCCCCAGGGAACGGTACATCCGCCCAGAACTGAGGGTCGGGCAACGGATCGCCGGTGGTCTGGTCGATCCAGACTATTGTCTCGCCGTCGACGGCAATATCCGTGTAGCCCTTGACGACGTCATCCAGGTGACCGTCGTGGATCAAGATTTCCGAATTGGCGTCAGGCTTATAATCGCAGCGGCTTTTAATCGGCCGCCAGATGACTGTACTGGTGGGTGGTTTATCCGGCATATTCTCTCCTTTAATTGGCTTCCAAAATCACATCAAATTCCGCATCGGCGGCAAAGTCGCCCATACGCTGTTCGATCTCCCGACTGATCGCCTCGACCAGCTCGGGAGCATGTGACTGATTCCCTTCGACCATGTGGATCCAGTCCTGGGCGGAGGCCTGGATCGAGTGGTTGAGATGGGCCATGAATGCAACCGAGCGTGCGACGATCGCCAGCTCGAACTCGGCCCTGGGGATAAACTTGCCCTTCTTGGCATCAAGCTCGAATTGTTCTCGTTCAAGGCCAACCTTCTCCCGGTCCAGGGCAACCTCGAGTTTTTCTTCACGCATTTTGATTTCCCTGTCCGATTCCTTCTGGCCGGTTTCGGCTCTCACCACATGCATGGAGGCATATTTCTCGACGTCCTTGAGTCGGTACTTTTTCTCCTTTTTTGCAGGTCGCAGCAGTCCTTCTTTGCAGTGAGCATAAAACTGCGATCGGCCGATCTTCCAGCCGTTGTCTTCCAGCCAGCGGTGTACTGCTATTTTCGAAGGGAAGAATGTTTCGCTCATGGTTTATAGGTCACACCGGAATCTGCCCAGGCCCATACAGCCCGTCGGCAAGGTTTTCGATCAGATGGCCGATCGACTCAGAAGTGAAAAGCAGCTCGGAGATTCGCGCCCGCTTTTTGCGATTCTCAAAAGACCAGTCTGGTGGTATTTCCGGGCCGACGGCATTGCCTTGATCATAGATGCGGAAGAAGCCGCTGGCCTCCTCAAGGAGTGTCTTGAGTTCCTTGACCTCGCTGTGCTGCGGATATTTCTTCTCCTGCAGGATGCGCTCGATTCAGGTTCAATCGGAGGACACTCATGGAATACCGGCGGCAGGCCGGCAAGGATCCAGGCTCGCAGGCTGATCCCGGCGGCGAAGGCTTCACCCGCGTCTTTCCCTTTAGGTACCGGCCAGCGGCTGCACTGCGGATACTGTTCTCGCCACCACTTGCCGGCCTTGGCCCCGGCTTCGTCATAATCGAGGGCGTCGAGTATTGTGATAGCCCTGGTGAGAGAGGCAGCCGAGCGGATCTCAGGTTTCACTCCGGTGGATCCCAGGCCGATGGTGCCGACCAGGTCCCCGGCCGCTTCTGCCACCGCAATGCAATCGAGTTCTGCTTCCTGGATGACGAAGGCTCGAGCTCTGGGATTGCTCATCCAGACATCGCGGATCGAGCCGCGCACGTAGTGGTATTTCTTTTTCGGTTGCTTCGGATCAGGCTTGATCAGGCGGATGGTGATGCGGTGCAGGCGGTCTTCAACGATATAAGGGATGACGAGTCCTGCCGGCAGAATCAGCATGCGGTGCTTGCCGTTTCCTCGCTTTTCATCCTTCAGCCCCCAGCTCGGCCAGGGCCGGAAAGAAGGCTCGTACTGCTTGCCGTCGCGTTCTTCACCGGCATGAAAGCCAAGCTTATAGCGGGTGATCGATGCCATTGAGATGCCGCGAGCCATGAGGTAGGCAATCGAAGCCGGACGGCGCAACAGTGCGGCATGGCAAGCCTCGACAAACTTCATGCCGTGTTCATGCCAGAGCCCGGCGTCGGCGACATCCTCGGGATAATTCAGCGTCTGCGGAACGAAGGCAGGATCCTGGAATTGTTTCGGCGGTACCGGCGTGCGATACTGCAGCGACTCGCCACCCCGCCGGGCTTCGATGCCAAGACAGTCGCAGGCTTCCTGGTAGGTATAGCCGCGGACGTCGCGCAGGTACTGGATGGCGTCACCGCCGATGCCGCAGCCATTGCCGCCGCCGTTCTTGCCCCGGCCACAAAAGAAAGTTCCACGCCCGTTATCCTGTTGCGGCCAGACACCGAAGCGATCGTTACCGCCGCATTTCGGGCATGGTCCGCGATATTCCTTTCCGCCGGAAACAGATGTCACCCGGCTGTCAATATCATCACGATAGAGGTCGAGGAGGTTTATGCCGACACCTTCATCGCGGCGGGAGCATCGGGGGAGAAAAAACAGCAATCATCCCAAACTTTTTGATTTTCGCTTTTTCTTTTCATACCAGAAGGATACCTCTTCTTTTTATTCTTCTTTTGTAATGTATGGGAGGATGGGAGGAATATATAAGCCCGCGCGTGGGAAAACTAATTCCCCTATCTCTTAAAGAAACGCGCGCGCATGGGCCTATAGGCCGTCGCTCCCATCCTCCCGACAGTACGAAAACAACAGCAAACACAGGCTTTCCCAAGCGGGAGAATGACCAGACGAACGGGAGGATATCCTCCCATTTCGGCAATTTCGGCTACTTTTCACCGGACATCCCCTTGGTAATGTCGATCATCACGCCCAGGTAGACGACGTTTGACGACTTGTGTTTTTGAAATTTCATCGACATGAGCGATCCGAATTTCTTCATATTCATGGGCCTGGTGGTGGCGACATCTTCCCACCAGGAGCGATAGCGTTTATAGAGGTCGGAGGCCGAACCCTTAACATCCGGATCGGCGGGATTCACATGACAGCACTGGTCGATAAAGTCCTGAATGTCGTCCTCGTTGCGCCGG